TGAGATATTTGCCGTAACTTTTGCAGTATCCATATAAACTGCTATTTTTCCACTATTTAAGTCCGCTCTTAGAGCTTTTATTTCATTAATCATTGCGTTAAGTGGTGCTGATAGTGCTGCTAAATTAGGGGATGATTTACTGTCAACTAATGTAGTTGCACCACCATCCATATTTCCCGCTTGTTCCAATGCAGCTGCTGCACCAGGTGCGGCTACTAAGTCATCATTTGGTGATAATTCAAATAATCCACCTTCTTTGGTTGATACTTGTGTTTTACCATCAGCGGGTGAATTCAAGTCACCAATTTTAGATAACAAACTAAATCCACTTGCTAAAATTGCTGCTGCCGCTATAGCTCCTTTAATTGCCCCAGCTACAGGAACAAAGGCAAATGATTGATACGCTTGATATGCAGCATATATAATTGCCAAACCAGCAAGTCCCTTTAAAACTTTACCAACAGTCCCCAATGGACCTATCATAGCTGATATTTTCTCTCCTATACCACCAAAAAACCATTGAATACCTTCTACAAGTAACGATATTGGTGTTAATGCTATAGCTATACCATCAATCAATGGTATTAATACAGACCCAATTGTGCTTGCCATACCCATAAAAGCATTATTCAATTTATCTAATTGAGCTTGTTGTTCTTGTTGCTTAGCAAACTTATCAGTTTCTTGTGATAATTGTTCTGCGTTTATGTTTGTTATATCTAATCCTTGTGCAATTGCTTCTTCTGCCTTTTTTCTTTCTTCGCTAGTTAATTTTGATAATTTATCTTGTGCATTTAATTGTTTATTGATTTCCTCAACACTCATACCAGCCGCTTTGGCTAATTGTTGTTGTGTGAAGTAATCTTGCTTTCTAAAATCACCACTTCTCTGAATTTGTTTTAGGGTTTCTTCATTAGCCTCTGCTAATTTACCTTCCATTGCTAATGCCCTAGCTCTACCCAAATTGAATTGTCCACCAACAAATGTTGCTGCTACTAATTCTTCCTCAATACCACTTTCAAAATCCAAAAGTTTTTCAGCTAAAGCAACTTGCTCTTTAAGAGAAGTTCCCATTCTTCTAGCCTGAATAGCGTTTTGGGTTAATGCAGTTAAATCCCCTTTGAAAAATGTTGAGGTTGCTTCTGCGTTTTCTGCAATATCTGCAAGTACCTTAGCAGGAGCAACTCCGGCAAGATTTGCCATATCCGCAACTTGCATTTGGAGACTTGCTGCCGTTTCAGCTGAAACACCACCTATTGCTTCAAATTGAGATTGAACTTTAGCTGCCGTATCAGCAGATACACCAAAATTTGTATTTAATACAGTTAGTGCTGCGGTTGTTTCTTTTGAAAATTTGACTGTATCACCAAATTCCGATTTTAAAGCAGCCACTGTATCAAATACCTTTTCAGCATTTACTCCTAAATTACCAAATTCACCCGTAATCTGATTTGCATCAGAACGAATACTTTCCATTTGTGAATTTGTAAGTCCAGTGGTTTCTCTGAATTTTTTTGCAGATTCATCCAATTCTTTAAAAGATGAGATGGCTAGAGCTAAAACACCTCCAATTAAAAACAAAGGTCCCATTCCACCCTTAATAGCATCACCCAAACCTTTTGCAAATCCAATTGATGATTTAAGACCATCTGGTAATTGGTTAATTAAATCATCTTGTTGACTTTTTATTTCAGTAAGCCTATTTTCTGTTTTTTCTAATTTATCTCTTAATTCTAATGCTTCTTTTTCCAATTCTAAAGCTTCTCTTAATTCCTCATTACCCTCTTCTTTAGCTTTAGTTATTTCTTCTTCTAATTCTTTTCTTTTTATTGCAATATCATTCATACCCCTAGCCTTAGCTTCAGCGGTTGCTGTAGTTTTGGCCTGTTGTAACATACTATCGTTTTGTTCTCTTAATCGTGAAACCATTTGCAAATTAGCTTCCAATTCATCACCAGTCAATCCGGCTTGTTTTGCCTCTAAGGCTATTATTTTACTGTTTATAGATGAATAGACTGTTGCATTTCTATTAGTTCCACCTAAGTTTTTTTGAACTGCACTACTTAGCTTTGTCCAGGATTTACCAAATGCTTCGGTATCTTTATTTATCTTTTTTTGATATTCGGAGTATGCTTTACTATTAGCTAAAACTGCTTTTTTTGTGGCAAGATCTTTTTGAGCAGTGGCTAATTGCTCCTTTGCTCGTTTACCTTTTTTCTCGGCAAGTTTATCTATCTCAGTTTCTAAACTAAGAATTTCCTTTTCAGCTGCTAGAGCTTCTTTTAAATTTGCACCGTTTTTGTCAGCCATTAATTATTTTTATTTAATAACACCATATTTTCTCAATATAGCCATTTGATCTGATGTTGCTATTTTTTCTAATCTATCTTCGGCTTTTGAGTTTATATCATTGATTTCAGCATCCAATTTCTTAAGAATGGGATCATTATCAATTAAATCATTTATATCTTTCTTTCTTTCCGATTTTTTCTTGCCAAACAGACCAAAAAACTCCTTAATGTATGATTTTTGTTCTAATTTTTTAGTTTTTTTCATAATAAATGTTTCTATTAATATAGTATAAATATAGGTTAAAAAAAAAGTTAGGATTATCGTTTAATCCTAACTTTAGATGAATTTGATGGCGAATTTGATTTCTTTATTTGTTCATTTTCTTTTTCCTTAGCTTCTACTAACTTTTTATAGTAAAAATTCCTTAAATGAACAGGCATTTTGTATAAATCCATAATATTGAACCCATTACCATAATTGCACATCTCAAATATTTGAGTGTGGATATTTATTGAATGATTACTCGGTAGGCCAAAAAAAGTTTACACCCATTGTTATAGGTAGAGCCTCCTTCTCTCCCGTACTATGAGTATATTCAAAGGTCATATCCATATCAGGAGATATATTCTTTACATAATCTCTAAGTGCTTTACTATCTCTAGCTAACATTCCAGTGATGTATTTATTAATTGTAGATATATCAGAATTACCATCAACTGATTTAATCATATATCTCAATCTAGTGGTAATTTCAAACGAGCCGTCTTTATTTAACTTTTCAAGTGCCTGAATATCCTTTTCAACTGCTAATTCATCACCATGTGTAAGTAACTTAAATGTTAACTTATTTTTACCCAATGGAGTAGTAAATTCAAACTCATTTTTGTTCTTAAATAAAGAAAAATCAACTTCTTTAGTTTGAACTTTAGATAAATCGACTACAGTTGGAATAGTTTCCCCAGTTACACCTGAGTAGAATTTCAATGAGTAATCAGGTCCATATCCTAACAAACGAGTTGCCAAAATAATAGCGTTTTTATCACCAATAACTATATCTTTAGGGTCAACCTTGTCCACAATAATTGATTCAAATAACTTATCCAATACAACACCTTTTTTAATAAGGTTTTGATTAGAAAGAATATCTTCCTCCTTTGCCGTCATATATTTTATAGTAATTCTACCCGATGATAATGGGTTTTCTTTTGGATAAATCAACCCCTTTGATGGTAAATCCAACACTTCGGTTGGAAAATCGTATTTTTGTTCTGTCATAACTTGTATGTGTTTGTTTATATATAAATATATGTTTTTAAAAAAATTGGAAATAAAAAAACCCCCACCATTTCTGATGAGGGTTGTCCTTCGGTAGCTTCCGTAAGGAATATTTTTAGAATTCTAAGATTGCGTAATCGTAAGATAAAGTTAATTCAATTGTTGCAGGTTCATTAGAATCAAACGATAAATCACCAAAGTTAGCGGATTGAATAAATGCACCTTTAATAGTCCATTGTTCAATTTTATCACCCACAGGTCCTAACATATAGAAAGTAATATCTTTCTTATAGAAGTCAGCGTAGCCTCTTCTACCAGTAATAGATTCGTGTCCTAAACGAACCCATTCCATTACCGATTGTGCTCCTGATGGAACAATTGGATCGTATAATGTGATATTTATATCCTGCCAATCTCCCTTACCTTGTAATTTTCTTTTGATGTTGATGTGATCTAACACAATAGTTTCAAATTGAATTGAAGGTCGAGCTGCTGCTTTTACTAAGTAAGAAGGGATACCATCGATTTCCATCACGTATCTATTCTTCATCTTCGGTTCGAAGTTCGTATAGAACATCTTATCAAACTCTAATACTTCTGCCATTTTATTTCTTTATCTGTTTTATTAATAATAAATATACTCTAATTATTTTTTCAGTATCTTATGCGCTGAACGTTGCTCCAGTTGGTAAGATGTTGAAATCAATAACTATAAATTCTGCAGTCTTTGTTGGTTGTAAGAAAATCTGTCCAGCCATAATGTTTCTATCGATAACATCAGGTGTGTTGTTAGATTCATCCATTACCACATTGAATGCGTAAAGTCCTTGTCTTTGTTGAATTGCTTCAAAGTAAGGGTTAACAGTGTTTAAGAATCTAGTTCTAGTCTCTGAAGTATTTTGTTCGAATACTAAGAAACGAGATGTAGATGCTACGAACTTCTTAACAGTGATAAGTAATCTTCTTACGTTGATTCTATCCAATGCCGATGCTCTATCTTGCAATGTTTTTTGTCCGTATGCTACAATACCTTGTCCAGGGAATACAGCGATTGGGTTTACTTTTGCTTCGTATAAAGTATCTCTTTCAGAGTGTGTTAATCTATTCAATACTGAAACTGCTCCCGTAATACCACCTCTATTTAAACCTGCTGGTGCGAACCACTCTGCTGCCAATCTATCGTTAGCTGCAAATACTGCTGGTAATAAAGTTGATGGCGGAACTGAAGTTAATTTGTTTGTATTACCATCTATAGTCTTAACCCAAGGATAGTAAGTTCCAACATAGTTTGAATCTACTAAAGATGCTTCATCAGTTGCTTGTGTGATTGTATCACCTGCTCCGTTGAAATCAGCGATGTAGAATGCATCTTGTCTAGCTTCTACCATATCAATAACTCTATCAGTTACATTAGAGTGTAATCTTCTAACGATACCTGGAGTTACTACCATGTTAATATCATATTCATCAGGGTTAGATACCGCTGCGATTGCTTTAGCGTATCCCACCGAACCACTTGCTATTGAAGTTGAACAATCAAGTCCTTGTGCGTTAGCCGCTGAAATACCTGTTCCTAATGCTGGCTTAATAATTGGATTTAATCCATCAAAACCTTCTTGGAAATATAAAATCATTTGTCTCTTAGCCATATCCACCGCTGCTGAACCTGTTGGAACATAGCTGAATGGTGAATTGTTAAATGAAAATGCGTTTGAAGTTCTTCCGGTTACTCCAGTAGGTATTGGTTTTAAGAATTGAGCGTTATCAATTTTGTATGATGTAGATTCTAAATCTAAACCACTAAATTTAATAGTTGAAGATGTTGTGTTATCTTTAGAACCGGTTGAATATTGAACACCTGGTAATAATGCACCATTTTGTCCATCATCAATTGGAGAATAATATGCTGAGTGTCCAAATGGCATTGCTGATATTGGATACGTGCCTTGCTCTTTTACTTCAACTCTAATATATTTTGATTTATTTGAATAATCACCATTTTCAGTAATTTTACCATCAGAATCAATAGTTACATTTCTATCACCAATTACTCTAGCTATAAAGTTTGGAGAAGCAGGGTCTAAGTTTACATTGTTAAATGTTTCTAAAACTACCTTTCTTCTATCACTATCACTAAATGCTCTTACAGTTACAGTGAATACAGAATAATCAGTTGAACCATCTTCACCAGCTGCTTTAACACCAGAAATACCGATTTTGTATTTTGTGTTATAGATTGTTCCATCACCAATTGTGTGGAAACGGAATAAATCGCTTGCCGGGTCTTGTGCACTTCCTGTTTGAGATTGAACCCAAGGTGTTGAAGCGTGTGTAATATCGTATCTGAAATCTTGTGTTGGGATAGTAACTCTTTGAATACCATAATCCGCCCCACTTAATGTTGCTGCGTAGTTTTCAAAATATGCGTAAGTATATGGTGCTTTAGTTCCAAATGGAGATTCACCAAATACATCACTAACATCATTTGTTGATGTTGGTAATAAATTTAATGTATAAGAGCTTCCCATTATACCCGCGTTGTTTATTTCAAAAGATGAACTATCAGATAGTTGGCTTGCTGAAATAGATCCTGTGAATCCTGTAGTTTGATTGTTAGAACCCGTAGCGAATAATACTGCAAATATTCTACCATCAATTCCTGTGTTAGTTGCCGAACCAGTAATTCTCAAAGCAAAAGGTTGTGGTTGTCTATAACCACCAATACCACCAACTCTTACGATGGTGGCCGTTCCCGCTTCTCTTAAATAGTTTTGAACTGCATATTCTGTGTAATATGTTCCATCGGGTGTTCCGAAGATATCTTCGAATTCTGATTGAGTTCTTACGATTGTTGGAATAAATGCCGGTCCTTGCTTAAAAGGTCCAATAAATGCTGCTCCAATTTCACCAACTCCTTGCGCTAAGAAGGATAGGTCATTTTCTCTTGTAAAAACACCAGGTGATACGATTCTTTCTGCCATTGTTATTTATATATTTGTTATTATATTTTAATTCCGTGTACTTCCAAACAAAATACACATATAAATATAAGGGAAATCCCCAAAACACAATTTTTTTTCAAAATATCGTATTGGGAATCTATTAGTATTATTTAGTGTATCCTATTCTTAAGATTCGGTTGTTTCTTCTTCAGTCACAGTCTCTTCCCAAGGTAATCCATATACAAAGTTAGTAGCGTAATCCTTTTGAATATCTATATTATAGGTTAATCCATTAACTATGTTTGTTACCTCCTCATTTCCAAGTTTACCCTTAACCCAATCAACTAATTGTGATTCAGTTAGGTTTTCAAATTGTGTAAACTCAGCAGCATTAGTATCAACTGTGCTTAAATCATCACAAATAGTCACAACATCTTGTGCAGCTGCTGTAAAAATACCATCTATAACTTCACACTTCCAATACACTCTTGTAACGATACCATTTACAATGTGTCTTTCTAATTGTCTGATTGTCCAATTTATTTGAGCCATATTATTCTATTTGTATATATAAATATCAAATTATTTGTAAACAATATAATTACCCAAAACCAACACATCCATTTCCGTATCGTAGAAGGTTTCCAGAGCATCCTCTGGCGTTAAAACCATAGTTTTATCCTTTACATTAAATGATGTATTCAAAAGTATTGGATATCCACTTAACTTTTCATATTTTCGTAGTAATCTGTATATTCTATTGTTTGATGTAGTAAATATGGTTTGAATTCTTGCCGTTCCATCCACATGAGTTACAGCTCCTAATGTTTTCTGATATTCCGTTCTAACATTAACCACTTGATTCATATATGGGACATCTCCATTGGTTTCGAAGTATTTATCTTGCACATCTTGCAATACCATAGGTGCAAATGGTCTAAATCCTTCCCTCTTTTTAATCACTCTATTGATTTTATCTTTCATTTCCGCTTTTAGAGGTGATGCAAGGATTGAACGATTACCCAAAGCCCTAGCACCAAACTCAATACTTCCATAAAACCACCCAACTACCCTCTCATTATGTAGTTCTTCGGCAACCTTACTTAATAACTCCTCCTCACTGTTGTATTTTACAACTTTGGATGGGTTGATTGTTTCCACAACCTTACCATATCCATATTCAGGCCCCAAAAAAGGATTTCTAGTAACCTTTCCTTTAAAAGTATCATCAGTTTGGATAAGATAATTAATGCATGCTCCAATTGAAGAACCCGCATCAGATGGTGCGGATGGTATCCATAGTTTTTTGTAATTTGTGTTTTTAGTTATCTTACCATTTGCCGTTCCATTATATGCACATCCACCACT